CTTGTAATTGTTGTACCTGTCCTTGTAATTGAGAATAAATACTCTTTCTTTTAGCAATAAGGTCTTTCTTTTTAATATCTGTTTCTGCTAATACAGCTAAATCATCTACAACTCCAAGTTGCAGTAATTCTTTTAATTCTGCAAGATAAGCCCATCTGTTAATAGGTAGGGTAGATCCCGATATTACTCTCACGTCAAATTTAGCAGCAGAGAAATCCATAGATTTTCCAATTGCTTCACCCATATCATTAAATATAGGAATGTTAACTTCAAGTTGTCTGTCTTCTTGTATTGCAGAAGGTTGTACTATTCTAAACCTTTTATTTGCTGTATAAATAGCTTGAGAATATTGCATTACAGTGTTTCCAAGTTGTCGAAGTGCTGGTTCAATTGAATTTTTCATCCATTGTTTTACACGCCTTGTACCATATTCGTCTAATGCAAGCATGCCACGAAATGTTTCATGTTGTTGTTGAGTATCGCCTTGCATAGAAGAATAAATACCTGCAAGGTATTCCATATCTCCTTTAGACTCCTGAACAATAGTAAAAAAAGCATTTGACAGAGGAGCCGGCATAACAGGAGTTGGCCTTTCTGATCCTGGACGTACAGGAAGAAGCGCCCCTGGTGCTGATGAATATTTTTCCCACATTTCAGCGTCAATACTGCCTTCTTCAAACATCCACCTAAGGCTACTTCCCAGTGAGGCATTATGAACCATAATTTGATGAGACTTGTTAATTTCTTTTTGTTTACCAATCAAAGGGCTTACGGCAGAAATAGGAAATGGTGTTCCAGTCCATTTATAATGAAAAGGGACAAGGGGGTATTCAGTTATATTTTCAGGTAGAATGTATTCATAAAGAAGTTCATCTCCGGCTACACAACATTGTTTTATTCTAGTTCCATAAAATTTTATAGCATCTACTAAATTTATAGCAAAAGATTTATCCTTTAAGAGAACTTTATATTCTTTTTCAGATATAACTTTATTTTCTATTCTAGATTGTGCTGCTTGCAGCTCGCTCATATATTCTTGCTCAGCTGCCTGCAATTGATCTTGCATCATTTTTTGAGCTTTTTCCATTTCTAATTCATAGCGTTCAGGTATCATTTTGCCTTCAGCTACGGCTTGTTCCATTTGTTTTTGTTGTTCCATGAGTTCAACTTGCATTTCTTCCTGCATCTCTTTCATTCTTACTTGAACTTGTTGCTGAATAGCTTGTAATTCTTCAGGGCTTGGAGGTATACGATAAAATATATTCATATATGAAACTTTTATCTTTTCATATACTTCAAAAAATTCTATTAAAGGTTCTTGTTCTCCTTGTGCAGTTATACCGACGTCTTCCATGCTGTCATCGTCATACAAAAACGTTTTCTGATCTCCAGTTGCAACAGGTCTTTTGCTATAAGAAAAATTTGTATTTGCATCGCTACTTGCTTTATCTATTTTTCTTTTTTGATCTGGAAATAATTTAATTAAATGGCTTTTTGGTAAAACCTTTCTTATCATGATATAGGCTGCGTCTCTAAACATGATATCTCTTGATTTTTGATCAACATATATATCAAATGGCTCAGGTTGACTTATTTTAACTTCACCCATCCCATTATCAGCATCTTTATCTATCTCGACCATTAAATAACCAAGACCCTTACAAATAGAATCGTTTACAGCATTTGAGTACAAAGTATCACCGTCAGATCTACCCCAAATGTAATCCGCTATATCACTAAAAACTGCAGCTACGTCTGTATCGCTTCCTTCTACGCCAATTGCTTGCCATCTTGGATTATTAGCAGTAGCGTAATAATTTAACATTTCTACTACGGGTAATATTCTATTAATAGTAAAAGTAGGCATCCCTTGTTCACGAAGAGAAGCAACTTCAGACTCCTTTAATTGTTCATCATGTGCAAAGTCATAACCTTCTTGGTTTACATTTTGCCATTGCTCTCTTGTAAAATTATTTGTGTAATTAAATAATTGCCGAATTATATCGGCTTTTTTTTTCTTAGCCATTATCTTACTAATCCCTTTTCAATTAAATTATCAATTGATTTTTCATAATTTACATTACTCCATCTTTTTGAATATGGTCTCCAATTTGATCCTCTCTTACTCCATTCTCTACCAAACTTACCTTCATAATCTTGCCATAAAGAATCTTCTATTATTCTATGCGCCTCAGTTTCGATAGGGGGTTTTTCACCACCTCTTCCTAATCTAGTTTCAGGATCATAAATAAATCTTTCGTCCTTACCGCCTTCTAATGTTGGAAATAGAAATCCTTTTTCAGTATTAATTTCTATATCCGGATTTGTTTGCAATTTACTTGGAATTAAGCTTTCTTTTCCATATACATCTTTACCATGTTTTTCTATCTCTTTTTTAAATCTTTTATGCATTAATTCCCGCCTATCTGCCCAAGGAATAACGTCTTCATCGTGTTTTCTACGGAATTGAAAAGCATGAGAAACCTCTGCCATAAAATCTTTTACAGGAGATGCTAATGATATATTTAATGTATCTCGTTTTCCTTCTGCTAAATCATCAACCGACATCCCTGTGCCGCCATACGAGGCTTTAAGATCGCTAAAATAGGTGGCATCCCCTTCTTTCTTTGCGCTATAACCAGCTACAATATTTATCAGAGGCCTTCCCCCTTCAACCCAAAGTTTTTTTAATATTCTTTTTTGATCTTTTGGAAAATCCCCTAATGCTTTATCAAAATTCTTCCAAGTTTCTTTATCTTTTTTTGTTTCTTCTGTTGTTTCTTCTGGAATTTTAAACAAATCAACAAATGTTTTATCTGAAGCAGCAGCTTTCATTGCGCTAAATGCTCTATCATTGACTCCATTTGCCATTATGCTATTACCCAGTCTCTAACTTTAGGCTTACGCTTATACCAATCCCCATCTTTATTCTTTTTTGAGCTCATAGGAGGGTGTGCGTATTTGCATGCGTATGCCAAAGCATCAATAGTATCATCATGTGCCATACGAGGGCCAAATGTTATTATTTCTCTATGCAAGTCATACATTTCTTTTTTTAAATGAATTTGACCTACAGCAAATCTTTGTGCTAATACTTCTTGTATTCTATCACGCTTACTCATCCTATTCCCAGGTTTTTCTGCTTTACAAGCAACACTAAAATCATTTCTTCTACGCATTTCAGATTGAAGTGACTGGAATATAGGCTTACTCATGCTTGTATCTTCTACTGTAAACAACGATGGATGATATATTTTTGAATAGTCAAACATATAATCAACAATCCCTTTTTTATCTTGTCCCAGTATAGATACAACAGGAATAGATCGTTTTCTGACATAATCCAATATATATATATTATTTTCAGGAGTTACTGCTATAACAATCAATACAGAGAAATCACTATCTCGTCTAGCACTATCGGTGGCAGGGTCAACCCCGCAAAATATATTGCAAGGTTGAGTATCCTGCCCATTAGGCGTAATGAATGATAATCCTGTTTCTTCATCATGAGCGAAGCTCCCATCCCAATATTTTACGTGATCTCTTGTGAATATTGCGTCGTCCGAGCTTTGCACCTCCATCATATATTCTTGATAAAATTTTTGTGGCTGTCCAGAATCTGAATAAAACTTTTTCTTACGTTCCATTTCTTTATGTCCAAACCAGCTAGGCCATAAGGGAGTACCATCATTCATAATAGCTTTATATGTAATTACTTTCCAGCTAAATGCTTCTTTTTCTTTTTTTGCTTTATCATGTCCAACAAGTATATTTTGAATAAACGAATCAAAGTGGACAGGTGTACCATTAATTCTAAGACGTCCGTCTGAAGGTTCGAGAGCTGGAAAGACCACAGCTGTGACAAGATTCGAGATCTTCGACCTGGATTCTGGGGTAATAGTATTATTTTCATCTTCAAAATCATCCAACACAATAAGATCGTATCTTTTATGGAGTTTAGCACCACCACGAATGCCTGAAAGGTTTGACTTAGAGATAAGTTTGCACCCGTTTGAGAGTTCGATATCATCTTCTGTCCATTTTTTACCTTTTAAGTCGCCAAAATAATACTTTACTTTATCATTCCATTCAATATGATATTTTATATAATCAAGGTTTGGTACAGATATTTTAGATGATGCAGCGACCCATCCATAGAATAGAGGCTCTTGAGTAAAACAAAAGTCGTGCATTATGTTACATTTAGTCAAAACAGTTTTACCATGACCTCTTGGCAAAATAACGGCTAACTGCCTATTCTCCTTATTCATCAATGCGTCAGTTACTTCATAATGAAAGAATGGAGTCTCTGAACGCATAAAATCTTCTGGGAGAAATAGTTTCCCAAAAGCTACTAGGTCTTTTCTGGCTAATTCTAGTTGTTCTTCAGCCTTTGATACATTTTTTGTATTAATATTTGCCATTTAATGTAGCTTATTATACAGAAAATACAGTTTACAAGTCAAAAACTATAACTTATCTATTTTATCTTCCAAACTATCAAATTTTATATTTAAATACCACCTAAGTAAGTAGTGGTACATTATAAGTATAACAGGTACGTATACGGCATGGAATACGTCAAACCCATTCTCTGCTAATGATTGTAACCAATGTATCATCCCTCTATCTCCTTTGGACGTTCTACTGCATCTATCTGATCATCGCTGAACCCTTGAAACAACGCTCCCGTCACTTGTGTTACTTTTGTACTCGACTTATCCTCTAAGTCAAGAATATCTGAAAGTTTAAATAATGCTTTTAATCTAACATCAGCTTTCTCTCCATTGTCGGCTTCTGACTTTATTCTGTCAAGAATATACTTTGGGCTAATGCCTAGTTCTTTTACGATAGGCTCTAGTTCTCTTTTCATTGCTTTTACTATCCTTTCTGTTTTAATAAGCGTAGCAGCCTTAGTGTTTGCATAATGTGAGTTATTGGTGGGGAATGCTTTGAGATATGATTGCTGTGCTGTGAGTCCGGAAGAAAGGTACTGAACAAACAGTACCTCGTTCTTTGAGAGCGTTTTTCGGGAAGAGACTCTTTCTTCAGCGGTTAATTCCCCACCAATTGAGTAGATATTTGTTCT